GTTCCACCTCCTGCAGCTTCATCAATACTCAATGTTCCTGAGGCAATAGAATATAAATCGAATCGGGATCATTGACTCCATCGTTTTGATTCGTCCTTGTTAAAAATCTTGATTTCATCGTCTTTAAGTTTTAGATTATTAATTTTCTTTTGGTACAAGTTTCAACTTGGCTTCATCCAAGAATATAGATACAGCATTTTCCACAAGTTTATCATGTAAATATGCAGGAAATTCTGGAGTATCTGTATCTCCCCAGGGATATCCTACTTTAATATCTTCTCGTATTTTAGTTACAGTATCATGATCAGCTATTTTTAATACTTTAGATCCAGCATCATAATTAGTAATTGCACCTAAAGCATCAACATATTGAGAATATGAATGCATAATAAAATATGTATCATCTGGAATAGTTGCAATATTATTCAGTCCTTCAGTAGTAATTTCTGTATAGTCATAACTAAGAGAATACGGCTTTTTTAAATACGTTAATATCGGGGTGCCTATTGATGTGGTGTAAGCATCACCAATGAGTGTAATGTAATACTTATCATTCCATAGGGCCAGTGGAGTCGGAAGCATTACTTTATCAGCAGTATTACTTACTACTCTTTCAGCTTGTCTTCGTGAAACAAACTGTGCAAATACTTTTTGTCCTGCATATGGATATACTTCTGTCCTTGTCACACTACATGACATACTTACGGGAATAAGGATATCCTCTGGAGCCACATACTTGTGAGCCCTGGTACTCCAGTTTATATCTGCAAAATCAAGTGGGGTTTCAGTAGTTGTATGTTTTTTTATAAGCTGTGCCAGTTCATCAAAGTTTTGATCTATAGCTATCAGCCTTTGTTCAAATGTTGGGAGAGACAGATACCTCTCAGCAAGATACTGAGTAATACTTTTATTCAGACAATTAACAATAGTGAAGGTATCAGGACGGTCCTCTTCCATGAAGAGAATATTAACATCCTCGATCTTTTGTTGAAACAATATTTGTAATTCAACCAGGTTCATTAGTCATTTTTTATTTGTTGTTCTGCAACCGAAGTATTATATCGTGGATCCTGAACAACTTGTAATGCTTGGCGTACTGCAATATCAACTATTTTTTGATGAACAGATGGATCTAAACTCATCTTTCCTGCAGCATAACTTGCATCATATTCAGTAGAGGCAGCAATGATTGGATATGGCCTTCTCACAATTGTCCATCCAACTTTAGTCACTGCGGTAGTATGAGAATCAAATAATACTACAAGATCATTATCATTACGGAAATACTTTGGTTTTACAAAGTGTGCCTGATTAACATCACTCACAATAAATTTGCTTGCATTTTCATTTTTTATTTCCTGACATTCTACATACTCATTAGTTACGGTAGGATTTGCTCTCGTATATTTTGCTTTAACATCTATGTAATACAACACCCTATCAGCAACTATTGGAGTAATACTCCATGCCTTTGCCCCAAATATTGCTTCTGCTGCAGGAGTATCTTCATCTGGAAATAATATAGGAGAAAGCTCCAACCCCCGCTGTTGATTTTCATCAATAGCCGGAGGCTGAAAGTTCTTCCCAAATACACTATTTTCGACGAATTCATCCTGAGCATTATTCAGAAATATAAGTATCTCACTCTCCAAATATCCAGGAGCTGAAAAACTTGTAACTCTATCATAATAGATTTTAAAAGCTGATATGATTTGGTCACCGGTCATTCCTTAGTTTTATTCTGAATATGCGCTGATAACTTCATATAGACTTCCTGATTCTTAGTATCACCCAAGAAGTTAATCAGATCTTGTAAAACTCCAATTGGATGATCGGATCCAGGAAGACGATAATAATGCTTGTCCAGTAACAAAGCCCCAACCTCAACACTACGTTGGATCAGAAGTTTGACCTTATAATTATCATCACCGAGAATAGCAATGAAGGTACTTAAATCATCATCGATTATTCTTCCTAACTCTTTCTTCAGCCAATCAGCATTTGCAGTTCTTGGTGGTCGTTTAGCTCCTTTAGCACTCAGATAATAGACATATAAAAAATCTGTCATCTTTTCGATACTATGATCTATCTCACTGAAATACAGATATGCATTTTTCTTGTCTTCCAGGTTAGAAACTTCTTCACGAAGTTCTTCTCCTTCTTCACATAGTGCAAACTTGTATGTTCCTTTATTAAAACGTGAAACCCAATTCGGAGCAATCCTCGTTGTATCACTTCTTAATATGAGAAACTTAACAAGATGTTCTGGATTTTCAAGATTTAGATGTAAACCATTACGATCAAGAAATACAGTATTACCACGCCAGAAATTTTTCTGGACATGTACATTTAGAGATTGAATGTCAGATAGTCCGATTTCCTGCACAAAGGCAAGTTTATCTTTTTCTGTCCATTCTTTTTCTTTCGAATTAGGTTTATCCATGACTTTAAATGGATCTATAAGGACATTGCCTTCTCGCACCGGGACTACTATCCCAATACTTGTTCCATCATTTAAAAAGGAAGAGTCGTGGTCCGATGGCACCCAGCCACCACGCCTACGAATAGGACGGACCACGTATTTTCTCTGCCTTAATTCAGTCATCTTTTTTGAATATGTTTTAACATCATTCATGCTGTTTAATTTTATCTCCTGTTAAAGATTATTAAAAGTTCAATATGCTTGGCTTGATAGTAGCACAACGAGTTGGATCGTTAACTAATACTCCACCAGTAAATGCCCTGTGTTCAGTGTATCCATCCTCACTGGTAGCCATCATCCTTCTCTCGTTTTGCACTTGATAAGGATCGCGCAGACCAGGAAGATAACCCATTAAGTCTTCCATACCAGTTTGATATACTCTACGGATATTGTCCTCACCACCGGTACGGCCAACATTTAGAATCTGATATACATAACTTTGAGCAACACCTTTTCCGCTTGGATGGTCTACTTTGTTACGCTCTTTGTCGTCAAACGCAGGATCAACCAATACACCGAGCTTGGTTCCATCGGGGCCCCAATACTCTTTGAAGTTCTCATGATATCCCCAGCCGTCTCCGGTCTTATAGATATTCTCAGAAGTAACTAATGGCTGATACAAAGTTGAATAATTCTTGATTGCCTTATGGAAGTTATATGCTCCCCACTTACCGGTACGCATAACGATCTGGCGTTTCATGCCATATCCACCATTCGTATCATCAGTAAGGTCCATAATAGCTTCGGACAACCATTCAATATCAACATCGAAATCGTTATAGAAAAGAACGTTAGTAGCCTCAATTTGCTGTTCAAGACCAGCTCCCTGCTCAATTTTGAATCCACTCAGACCAACTTGTTTAAATGTACCATCATCGGCACGGTTGGTAGTGGCAAAGTTGAGAAGCTTGTCCTTCATGTCCTGGAACTGTGATTCAAATTCCCAATCCGCATACTGCGTCCAGGTATTCATCACTTTCTCTTTTCCGTCTGTATCAACGCCTTTCCAAGCGAATGCTACCGGACGAGAGATCATGTTACCAGGGCGTGTATCTTGCATACGAATCATTGAGAAGGTATTCTTCATTGAGAATGGGCTGGTGTAAGTAGGTGTTCCACCTTTGATGGAAAGCGTCTTTTCAACAATTGACCATTCTTTTGAGAATCTTTTTCCTGCTACCAGTTCTTCGTAAGGTATAAACAGATCAGGATCACCTGTGAAAAGTTCACATTCGAAATCCCAATTGGTGCCGTTAGGCTCCGGAATACCACAAATACGAATAGGATAAACAGAATTCTTCTCACCAACAATCAGGTTGGTATCTGAAAAATGTTGTTCCGGAAATGTAAGAGTAAACCTTGCTCCTGCTCGTCCTGCCTGGGCGCTTGCTGTAATAGCAGTCCCATCAAGAGAACACTCAATCAGAGGAATATTTTTCTTGGAACTTCCTTGAAGTCTCCAGCGGAAATCATCATCTGTTTGAAGATACATAGGTTTAAATTTATTTAAGAAGAGTCCAAAGTTAGTCCCACGATTAGCTTTGTATAAAAGACTAATCATCTGAGATGTCTCCTGAGGTTTGGTTTGATAAATAGCACCCAAATGATTTTTTGTGGTCAGCCCGGACCAATCTTGGGGTTCATACTCTTGAAGTGGCGATACTCGTTGCATTTTATTTAATTTAGAACGGTTAAGTCATTTACGTAAGGCTTTGCGGAAAGATAAAATCCACTTTTTCTTTTGCCTTGTCACCTTCAACTACACTTGTTGCTTCTCCACTTATTGATGCTTTCTCACCATTAAGTGTCTCAATAAGTTTCCTTGTAGCTGTAGTCTCTGTGTTTGCTAAGAAT